GCTAATCTTTGTACACCACTTGAATCTCTAAACAGCATATCGCCGTGTGTAGTAAGTTGTGTTACGTCATCACCTTTTTTGGCAATCTTTGACCAATAGGTTGCATTTGAAGTTGCGTTTCCAGTTGAAAGTAAAATACAAATAAAAGTTTCACCTCCAAAAGTAGCAATATCGTCCACTACATAAGCAGTAGCAGCATTATATGCCCCTTGAAATACTGGTTTAATTCGTCCTAAATTTATTGTTGCCATAATTCTGAATCCTTATTTATATTTATAATAGTTATCTTCTACTATTATCTAATTTTAATAATTATTTATCCTAATTCTACAGTTAAGTTTCCGTCGACTATAGTCCAAGCCAATCCTCTTTTCCATAGAATACTATCCTCAAATATATCTTCTTGGTTTTGAGTTTTATATCTAGTGTCTATATTATCAAGTCCATTAGTGTAAGTAATCTGTAAATTGCCTTTCCATTCAGGTGTATGAATTTCACCACCTTGACTTGGATGACTACCATTATAGTAATACAACTTAGCAATAGCACTTCCTGGGTCTGTACTTGGTGTTTTACTTGGAACAATAATTGTTGTTGTAGCACCAGCAGTTCCAGCAGCACCAGCTGAACTTACATTTGTTATGTATTCAGTTCCACCTGCTTTATGTGTACCATCAACAGTTGTTGAGAATTTTATTGTGTGTCCGTCTAAAGCAGCTTGAGAAACATCAAACACATACGTATTTCCTTCAAGAAATTTCATAGTATTCTGACTTCTAGCTACGTGATTATAGGGTAATTCATCACTACCAGCATCAATCATTAACGTACCAGCAGTTCCTAAAACATATAGTTTTGTTCCATCAGCATTAAAAGTTAAACCACGTGGGTTCATTGTTGGTGCTGAAGGAGCACCAGTTAAAATAACTTCGTGTGTAAGTGCTTGTATAGTTGAAACATCAAAACCTGTTACTAATGGATATTGTATAACATCATCTCCATCTGTTCCTGCAACGTACATTCTTGTTCCAAGAGCATTAAAAAATAAACCAGTTGGACTTGTTTCTTGAGCGCCGATAGAAAAAGCATCTACGAAAGTTGCTGTAGAAACATCATACGCTGTAGCTAAATCATATTCATTAACATCATTACCAGTATCGCCAAGAACAATTAATAAAGTTCCATCAGCATTAAATTGCATATCACTAATAGCAGTATCTTGAGCATTACAAGAAAATAAATCTGTATAAGTTGCTGTAGTAATATCCCAAGCAGTACTTAATGCATATTCATTAATATTATTAGCAGCTATACCTGCACTTGCTACTCCATCTCTACCCACAACATACATTTTAGTTCCGTCTGGATTAAATCTTACTGACCTTGGATTATCATCTTGAGCAGATACATCTTTATGTGTTCTCCAACTTGCTGTAGAAATATCAAAAGCTGTAGTCAATGTATATTCATCAACGTGTTTATCTGCATTGCCCATAATATACATTTTTGTTCCATCAGTACTAAACGTTGTGTTTAATGGATTTGAATCGTTAAACCCTACGTAATAAGATGTTGAATATGCTAATGTAGAAATATCAAAACCTGTTCCTAATGTATATTCATATACACTTTCATTACCAGTAACTAAAGTAACTGTTCTATGTATCGTTTGAGAAGGAGCAACTCTATGGAATCCATAAAAGTCGTCTTTCTCAGCGGATGTAACTGTAAAATCTGTTAATTTGCTCATTTATAATTCTCTATATTTATCTATATTTATTTATTACGCTACTTCTACTAATTTCCAACCGTTAGTTACACCAGTATAAACTAAAGTGAATCCTGCGTGGTTGATATCAGCAATCATATCTTGTTGTAAATTCATAATATCGTGACCGTTTCTATCAATAGTTAAATTGTTTGCTTGAAATGATCCATTTACATCTAACCATACAATAGAATCTCCTGTTAATGGACTAACAGGTAATTTAATTGTCATTGCAAATAAACTTGTATCTACTAATATTCTTTGTCCAGATATTGCTACAGGTACAGTTGAACCATCTCCAGTTAGAGTTGTCCAAGGAGTTCCACCTGCTAGACCTGTCCAACTTGTTCCGTTATAACCTTCCCAAGCAACTATTGAAGAATTGTATCTTAAAGCACCTGAATATAATTGACCACCTACAGGTCTTTGTGCTGATGTTCCTGTTGGTGGAACCCACGCACCTGTACCTGCTTTATCTCTTGTCATATAACCGACAACAGCATTTTCAGTAGGTATAGCTGTATTTGAATTACCGCCTAACGTTGCGTCTGTACTAAATTCATTTATGGCAGCACCTAATTCTGCACCAATAGAACCAAGTTTTAATTCACTTAATCCTGAAAGGTTAAATGCGTCTGCGTTTAATGTTGCACTACCAGTTGCTTGTTCAATTTTGAATAAATCACCAACTCTAAAGTCACCTTGTTGGTCAGTTGATACCCAATAGACACGACCACCATTAACTTCTGTAACTTCATCTGCTTGGTCAGCAGCTTGTGTTGGTATTAGAGGATAATTAGTTGTAGTAAAATCACCAGTACCAATATTCAAGAAATCGTGACCTGTTAATCTAATTTGTGAAAATAAATCTGTTATATTACTTACTGTATCTTGATTTTTAGCTTTACTCAAACCAATACTTGCAGTTAATCTTATTACTGCTGTTTCATTAGTTGTATCTTCTTCTGAAACTAACCCTACTCTATAAAATGTATTATCATTAGGGAATTTAACATTACTTGCTAATTTTATTAAACCAACAGCATTTAAATTTGTAGTACCTGTTTTAACTGCAAGTAAAGGACCCCTTTGTCCTTGTTGAGCAGCAGCTGTTCTGTTATAAACAAAACCTGAAATGCTATGAGTATCACTTGTAGCAACGGTAACTTTTTGTGAAGTACCACCAATTACATAAGTATGAGCAATTGCTGATTTAGCAGTACCAAAGATATATGTATTTGAATCAACTACATCATAAACTTTAAATATTCCTGAACTTAATGCACTATCAGGATATGCTTTACTACCTGTTGAACAAGTGAATTGCAATCCTTGTAATTTAACTAAATCATTAACTATTAATCCGTGAGCAGAAGATGTTATTGTCATAAGTCCTGTTACATTATCATAACCAACATTAGAAATTTCTTTTGCAGTACCAACATTAGTTGGTGTTGCTAATTTAATTGAACCACCACTAACATAAGTATGAGCAACTTCACTTGGTGGTAAAAAGAAATTTAATTTAGTAACTGCTGAACTAGATTTAACATTATAGATTCCTGAATTAGGTACTTGTGGATAAACTTTAGTTCCAAATGAACAAGATGTTGTAATTCCAAATAAATTTACAGTATCACTCGCTGATAATCCGTGAGCTGCTGTAGTAATAACAGCTTTACCAGTTGCTATATTATAAACAAAATTTGAAATTGCTAATCTAGTACCACCAGATTTAACAAGTGTACCACCATTAACATAAGTTTGTGCTGTAGAACTTGTTCCTAAATTAACTTGGAAGTCAGTTGTTGTTAAATTTGTTGCTTCTACTGTAAATGCTGTAGTAGTAGAAGAAACTGGATATGTTTTATTTCCTGTAGGACAACTTACTATTACATCTGCTACTTCAATTAAATCTCCAGAAGCTCTTCCGTGATTAGTTGATGTAGTAATATCTGCGCCTGTAGAACCTGATTGACCACCAAAGTAACTATCCAAATCAACAGTAAATGTTGATGAATCTTCTTTTGTAATTGTGATTGTTTCACCTTGTGCAAAGTTACCAGTAATATTATCTATATGTAAATATAGTAATGATACATTATATCTGAAAAGTGTAGCAGTTGCACCAGAAGTACTACCTACAATTGTAGCAGTACCTTGACCTTGTGATACTATTGAATTTTCTATATCAGCAGTAGTTGCTGTTCCACCAAAAGTATCTTTGTCATATTGCAACATCATACCACGAGTTTTAAGACCTATAGGAGTTTCTTCTTCATTAGCACCTGAAGCAACAACAGCTTTTTCTCCATATGCGTGTGAGCAGTTTAACGCTCTAATAAATCCACCTGATTCTGCATAAATAGCTTTTTCACAATAGTATACGAATACAGACACGGCTTCAACACGTCCATATCCTAAAATGTGAATACCAATACCATCTTCATTAATTTGTGTAAAGTCATTCGCCAACATTGATTTATAACTTCTAGGGAAAGGACGTAAGTGGAGATTACCGTCAACTTGTACTCCACAAGCTTTCTTATTCTTAGATGTACAGTTTTGTATATAAGGTGAAGTAAGATATATATTTCCAGTAGGGTCTAAAGACATAACTGCTTGTTGCATAGGACCACTTGGATATATTTTTTCACCTAAATCGCAAGTGAATTTCATTTTACCTAAAGTAATCCAATCACCTGTAGTTAAACCGTGAGAATTACTTGTAGTAACTGTTACCATACCGTCGGAGTTATTGTAAAGAATATTAGATAATCCTAATGTAGTTGCTTCTGAACCAACTTTAATAATGTGACCACCACTTATATAAGTATGAACATAAACAGAAGTTCCCATTTGAACTTTAAAACTTGTACCATCTACAACTGTTGCCTGATATAATCCTCCAGAAACTTTAGTATCATCAAGACCAAAGAAGGTCATATTTCTTATATTATTTTTTTCGTTAGTTAAGAAAAAGTTAGAAGCAGTATTTTGTTCTAATTTTTTAACTTTTAATGTTAAGTCACCACCGTTACCAACATCTGCTGATTTTAATGTAATTATATCATTAATAGCAAAATTGATACCACCGTGATAAGTTATAATTTGTGTTGCGGCACCACCAGATACAACTATATTCCATACTGAAGCATCTCCAGTTTCTGGATAAACTTTTTCTCCATCATCACAATGATATTTTAAACCTGATAATTTGATTGGATCGGTTGCTGATAATCCGTGGTTAGATGAAGTTGTAATTGTAATAATACCTGTACTGTGAACATATGGAGCATTTGTTACTGTAAATTTACCAAAAGCAGCATTTACAACTAAACCACCATCAACATATGTGTGGGATCTAGTATCTGTACCTATATCAATTGTAAATGAATCAGCACTTACTACACTAGCAACTGTGAAAGGTTTTTCTGCTCTATCTTGGTGAATATATTTGTACATACCATCTGTTGCACCAGAAACATTATTAACTACTTCTACTGTTGCAATTTGAGAACCTGTACCTGTGTTTGGAGTTACTCTTGTATTTCTTAAACTTTCTCCAATTATTGAAACACCTTCTCTTATTCTCATTGGTAAAGTTTCTTTGAAAGTACCGTTTTTAAGTCTGATTATATCTCCTGCAACACTCTTAATTTTAAAGTTTAAAGTGTTAGAACCACCAATTCGTTTATAAGTGAAAGCGTCAACAGATTTCTGTTCGCTTGTAGCAACGGTAACTTTTTGAGAAGTTCCACCACTTACATAAGTATGAACAAAACCTGATTTGTCAGTACCAAAAATATATGTATTTGCGTCAACTACATTATAAACTTTAAATACTCCTGAACTGAATGTAGTATCAGGATATGTTTTACTTCCTTGTGTACAAGACAATAATATATTTTCTACTTTAACTAAATCATTATTTGCTAATCCGTGTAGAGTAGATGTAACTGTAATAAGTCCTGTTAAATTATCATAGACAACATTACTAATAGTTTTTGAACTACCAACATTTGAAGTTGTTGCTAATCTAACTGTACCACCACTAACATAAGTATGATTAATATTACTTGGTGGTAAAAAGAAATTTAATTTTGTAGTTGATGATGTTGATACAACAGGATAAATTCCTGAATAAGGTGCTTGTGGATAAACTTTAGTTCCAAATTCACAAGTTGATTTAATTCCAAATATATTAACTGTATCACTTGCTGATAAACTATGTGTTGCTGTAGTAATAACTGCTTTACCAGTTGATATATTATAAACAAAACCTGTAACTGCTAATCTAGTGTTATCAGCTTTAACAATTTCACCTGTTCCTGCTACATAAGTTTGTGCTGTAGAACTTGTTCCTATATCAACTTGGAAACTAGTTGTTGTTAAACCTGCTGCTTCTACTGCAAATGCTGTAGTCGTTGAAATTATAGGATATGTTTTATTTCCTGAAGGACAATTTACTAGTAAATCTCTTACTTCAATTAAATCTCCAACACTTCTAGCGTGAGGAATTGCTGTAGTTATATCTCCACCTGTAGGACCAGTAAAACCTATAGAAGTGCCATCAATTCTAACGCACTCATCTATAATATGATTAGCTGAACCATTAACAATATCTACTACTGGAGAACCAGATTTAGTATTAACTCTATAAAGTGATGGACCGCCAATTTCTGGATAAGTTTTTGCACCGTTAGCACAAGTATAATTTAATCCCCATAATCTTACTTTATTAGTTGCTAATAATCCGTGAGCAGCCGAAGTATGAATTGTAATAACACCTGAACCGTGAGTATATGGAGCGTTAGTTATTGTTAAAGTACTATCATCTGCTTTTCTAACTGTACCACCACTTATATAAGTGTGAGCTAAAGTTGAAGTACCCATTTGAATTTCAAACGTACTTGCTGTTAAATTATATTGACTAACTTCAAATTCTTTTGAAGAATAACCACGCACATTATCATAATTGTCTTGCGTTCCGCCAACACCACCTGATATATCTTTTATTTCTCTAATGGAACTTTTCTTTGCGTGTTTAGCAGCATATGCCAATGTTTTATAAGGCATACTTTCTGTTCCTGCTGAACCATCTACACCTGATGGAGAAACCCATAGAATATTTTTACCTGAAATTCCAGCCCATAAAATATCTGAACCGTCATTAGTTAATACTGCACCTGGAAGACCTAATGCTAATCTAGCAGTACCACTATTGTCCTGCGTAATCATATCACCACGAGCTTGTAATACAGCACCAGAGTCACCTAAAGCAAGTCCTTGCCAAACTGTACCGTCTGTACCTGGTTCTATATTAAGAACTTGGTCTTTTAAATTAACATAAGAATTAGAAAGATATCTAACTGTTTCACCAATATTATAAGTTGTAGATGTACTATAAGCACCTATCCATTTAAATCCTTCAACTACTAAAGACCAATAAGTTGTATTAGTTGCACCAGTAGCTTGTGCTGGTCTTTGACTTTGAGCGTCTAATACACATACATAAGAATTACCACCATACTGAACTGTATCACCAGTTTTGTATAATGTTCCGTGTGTATAAACTCCAACAGCTTTGAAACCTGTTGTAACTACATCCCAATAAACTTTGTTTGACCTATTGTAAATGAAGTTTGAAATATTTTTATCTTGACTTGTAGTATAGGTAATTTTTTGTGAAGTACCACCACTTACATAAGTATGAGCAATTGCTGATTTATCAGTAGCAACAATATATGTACTTGAATCAGGCACATCATAAACTTTAAATATTCCTGAACTGATTGTACTATTAGGATATGTTTTCTGTCCTGTTGAACATTCAACTATTATACCATCTAATTTAACATATTCATTTCTACTTAATCCGTGAGTAGCAGATGTTATTGTAATAAGTCCTGTTGCATTATCATAACTAAAATTAGTAAGAGCAGTTGAACTTCCAACATTAGTTGTTGTTGCTAATTTAACTGTACCACCACTAACATATCTATGGTCAATATTACTTGGTGCTAAAAATACACTTAATTTTTTATCACCGTTTTGTGATTTAACAGGATAAATTCCTGAATAAGGTGCTTGTGGATAAACTTTAGTACCATAAGCACAAGTTGTTTGAACTCCAAATATATTTACGGTATCACTTGCTGATAATCCGTGTGTTGGTACAGTAATTACTACTTTACCAGTTGCTATATTATAATTAAAACCTGAAATTGCTAATCTAGTATTATTAGATTTAAGAACGGTACCACCACTAACATAAGATTGTGCAACAGTACTTGTTCCTAACTCAATTTGGAATTCAGTTGCTGATAAATTAGTTGCCTCTACTGTAAATGCTGTATTAGTTGAGTGTATTGGATATGTTTTATTTCCTGAATCACAAGATACCGTAATATCTCTTACTTCAATTAAATTTCCAACAGTTCTTCCGTGAGCAGTTGATGTAGTAATATCTCCACCTGTTGATTCTTGTACAGCTGGAGTTCCAGGTGTTTGTCCAGTAGCTTCATCTGCTTGAACATAAACATAAGAATATCCTCCGTAAGTTACTACATCACCTTTTTGGTAAAGTGTAGCAGCGTTATAAGAATCTTCAAATTGTAAACCTTCAGAATAAACTGTAAAATTTTCTTGTGTGAAATCTGATAAAGTACCACCCGAAGTATGAGCAATAATACATTTATATTGATATGCACCAAATTTAACAACATCATCTAATTTGTAATATGTACTAACTGTGAAGTCGCCTTTAAATGCTAAACCTTCACTATAAATTGTAAAGTTTCCTAATACGATATTAATATCTCCACCAGACGCTGATGTATGTTCAGTAGTACATCTATATGTTCTACCACCGTATTTAATTAGGTCGTTTAATTTGTATTGTGTTGAAGAAGCATACTCACCTTTAAAAAGAATACCATCACTAAATTGTTCAAATTTAGACTGGTCTAAAACTAAACTTGATGATGTATGTTGAGTAGTAGTACGGTATTGTTTACCACCATAAGAAACTAGGTCGTTTAATTTGTACCAAGTTGCGTCAGCATATGCACCTTTAAAGTAAAATGACTCTTGGTGTAGTTGCCAGTTTGTAGTGTAAGTTGCTGGAGTTGTGTAAAAATCTGTTTCACTAGCTGGTGATGTATGGTTTTTAATACACACATAAGCATTACCACCATATTTAACAATGTCATCAATGACATAGCCAGTTGTTCCTGCCCAATCACCTCTCCATTTAAATTTAAGTCTACCTAATTTGAAATCTGCCATTTTTCTCTCTTTTTACCTAATTTTGTCCATATTAAACAGCACTTTGATAAGTTGTTGTATTAACAGACGCTGTTAAATTTTCAAAAGTATTAAAGTCATCACTTGCTAACTTTGACCTGTCTACTATTTGATTTGCTCTTCTAACCAAATCCCCACTAGTACTATTTATAAGAAAAGTAGTTGTGGTATCATCTGAATATTTAATTTGTTGGTACCTATCACTATCGTTATTATAGTATCTTTTATTAATTTGACCAACCACAATACTAGCACCTGTCGCTGGAATTAATACGAAATTTAGTGATGTACCACCTGTCAATGTATAAGTTGAATATGCGTCTTGTCTAACACCATCTGAAAATACTGCTATTCTTGTTTCATTTAAAACTGGTGTTGTTAGTGTAAATTGTTTAGTAGAACCATCACCTGTGAAATATTGAACTTCAAACATCTCTAATCTTTCTTCAAGGTAATCTCCTTCATCTCTAGCAACACTATCTGATTTACCATCTTCATAGTACTTTGATACTTCTATCAGTTCAGAACCTACGTTAGGATTTATAGAAGATAGATAACACATACCTTCCGTAGTACGTCTTATACCATTGAATACTTTTAATTTCTTTATTGATGTTGGGATTATATATGCCATTTATTTCTCTATATTTATTTATTAAGTGATTGCTAAAATACTTGCTACTGCCTCAACATCAACAGAAGTTGAATCAGGAGAAGGATCAGCGACCACTCTTAATACGTCATTGTTCTCCAAATTTACTGGTTTATCTAAAGTTAATGTATTACCAGCAGGAACTTCTAAATTTTTACCTATATGCCTAAATGTCGTTCCACCATCAACAGTAACTTTTACATTAACTCTTGCTGTACTGTAAGCACTTTTATTTGAAATATATAATGCGTGAATTACAGCAGTTTCAGTACCGCCTGCTGTATATAAATCTCCTGAGGAATTATCTAAAACCCCTACACTAATTCCTGCATTTTTAAATGATGATGGCATAATTTTTTATAATCAATATTATGAACCAAAAACTACAGAATATGCTAATGCGTCATCCGAGGTACCAATAGTACCTGAAGTATTAGGTAATTTTAATATTCTATCACCTGTTGGTTCTTCTACTGATAAAGTAGTTTCAAAAGCATTTTCTAAATTTCCTTCAAATATAAAATTTGATCCGTTCATAGTAATATCTCTATTTGTAATAGAACCATTACTAGTTGCGTCTTGCAAAGTTACCGAACCTGCACCACCAATCTCTTTAACTTGACCAGTTGATTTTTTTATATAAAATTTACCATCTGTTACATTAACAGCTAACTCTCCAATATCCATATTATTTGAGTCTGGAATACGAGTTGCTACTTCTGTACGATATGGTTTAATTTTTGTTGCCATTGATTACTTTTTCCTTTTTAATTTTGCTCTAAATTTTATTCTATTTACTAATTTAAATTTTGACATTCTTCTATCTAATTCAATTCCCATTCGTCTACCGATAGACTCTAATTGTATTTTGGTTTTCTTCTTTAAATCTTTTAATGATACTGTTTCTTGTTTTATGATAGGATCGTATGATTTAACGAGCCATTTATTTATTTTTTTTATCCAATTAAACATTAGAAAGTTCCTCCATCTACTGTGGTTACTTCAACGTCACCAGATGTAACTGTAAAATTATCAGTAGAAAAAGAAGCAACACCAATGTTTGATGTACTTGCTAATTCTCCAACAATTTGCAATTTATTACCAGTAGCAATAGTATTAATTCCTTCTCCTGCTAAAAATTCTAAAACACCACCGACTCTTACTTGTCCTTGTGTTGAAGTTTCATCAGCAAAATATAAAGGATCAGCAAGTTTATTACTTGCAATTGAACCTGATAACATAGCACTTGTTACACCTAATGCTTTAACTCTTATTTGGTCACCTGCAACTTCAATTGAACTATTGTCAGGATTTGTATCTATCGTATTACCATCTTTAACTAAACCTGCACCTGCAGTAATTTGACCTGCACCAGAAAATTGTGATACATCTAAATCAGTTGTTCCAAATGTTGGAGCACCTGTATGTGTAAATGTATAACCGTTATTTGAACCGATAGTACCTTCTTCTACAAATACGAAAGCACCACCACTTAATTCAGATGGTTGGTCTTCTGGAGTTGCTCTTGTTAATACATAATCAGTTGAACCATCACCAACAGTTGAAAGTACGTAAATACCGTTTTCGCTAGCGTCTGTTTGGTCTTTAACTAAAATTCTAGCACTAACACTTGGTGATACATCATCAACTGAAAATGCACCGTTAATATCTGCTGTTAATGTTGCACCGACACCTGCTGTTCCATTATTATAAGTTGCTGATAAATTAGCAGTTGTTGCTACTAAACAAGATGGTTTAGTATCTAACCCTTGAGCAACTTGGTCAACGTATGCTTTGTTTGCAACTGATTGATTTTGAAATCCTGCTCTATCTTCATAACCACTTGGTAAGATAACTGTACCTGTTCCGTGTGGTGTTAAATTAATATTTTTATTTGCTGCTGTTGTTGTAACTGATTGACCGTCAATTGTAATGTCATCAATAACTAAAGAAGTTAATCCTGCAATATCTGTTTCAGTAGCACCTAAAGTTAATACTGAACTACCTATTGTTGTTGTAGGATTTGCTAAATTAGCATTTGATATTCCTGCACTACCTGATAAATTTGAATCTGTTAATGTGTTTGCCTGAACTTCTACATTGTTATCGGTAACAACTGTATCCATACCTGCGCCACCAGCGAAAGTTAATGTTTCAGCTGTATTGTATTGGTCTGTTCCTGTATCACCTGCTAAATCAATATATTGATTAACAGTCATAAACTCTAAATTACCAGCACCGTCAGTTTTTAAGAACTGACCAGCAGAACCATCAGCGCCTGGTAATGCAAATGTTGTTGTAGCTGATAGTGAGTTAGGAGCTTTAAGTCCTACAAAGTTTGCACCATTATTTGTGCCTTCATTAAATTTTACTGTTCCACCTACACTAGTAGAATTACCTACAATGAATTCGTCTATTGCTTTATTTGAATCTACTACTACAGCACCGTTTCCTGTTAATGCACCTTGTACGTGATCCAACATTTCAGCGAAATATTGTCCGCCGATAACTGATATATTATTTGCGTCACCATTTCCATCAACTCCACCTTCCCCAATGAATAATCTATCTCCTAGATTACCTTGAGTTCCTGTTCCATAAGTAAATGCTAATTCCCCAAGTTTTAATGTTGCTGGTGCTGAAGTACTTGTTGAACGTTTTATCTGTATTACTGTTGCCATATGCTATTTTTTAAAAACTCCCACAATTAAATAATAGTGTTCCTGTTGTTGTAACTATTTCCGTTCTGGTAACAAATTTACCATCACTTGCTCTATATTGTATCATAGCGCCATCATCTAAATTAGTTGTTTCAACATCACCAAGAAGAGCGAATTTTAGGGAAGAATTTTGTACTGCGACAGTAGATGGTAAAGTTACCGAAACCGATTCTGGACCATCTCCAGTATTTACATTAATATTTGCTGTTGTTGTAGTTTTGTTACCTACCGTAGCTGTAATATCTGCCATACAATATCTCTCCTTTGAATATTTATAATAGTATATTAGACAGTAACCTGTGGTCTTACGGTTATAATGCCTTCAATAACTCTAGTAACATTAGCACCAGAAGTAATTTCAAGGTCGTACACATATCTCTCAGCATCCAAAGCACTTGTTTGGGTTGCTGTTAATGAGAGAGTAACTACTCCTGTAGTAGCGTCTGCCGCTATTGAAGTAGTCATATTAGTTCTTGTTCTTGTGGAAGCAAAACCTTTAGCCAGCTTCGCCGCTGCCGTATAACCAGTCAGGTTAAACGGATTACCATTAGCATCCTTTACAGTTACGTCTGAACTAAAGGTTGCGCCTTGGTCTATGGTTAAGTTAGCTATTGCTGCCATTATTTTTTCTCGGATTCTGGTACTTCTTTTTTAATCAATTTGACTATTTTTTCGTTATAATATTTAGTTAAAACATCTATCTTTTCAATCTCAATTAAATGTCTAGTTTTGCTTACCTGGATTTCTTGTCTTACTGCTATGCAATTCTGTAATTCAGGACTAAACTTCGTTTCATCATACTCTTTTTTGTCAATTGTTATCATA